CGTGTCGCACGGGTGCATCGACATCCGCAACATGCGCCACGGGCATTGTCTGATCCGGCGCACAAGCGGTGGAGCTGTTGGTGTGAGATGTCTTGGTGACGGCGGCGGGGTTGTTTACAACCGCATCATCATGATCGAGGGCGAGGATCATGCCCGGCATTTTTACGTGGACACCACCACCGGAACGAGCACAAAGGGCTGGTATAACCAGAACTACGTGCAGGCGGTGAAGTTCCGCAACAATTCTTCTGTCAATTCAGGTGTCAAGCGGTGGGGTTATTACATCGGCTCCAGTGACGGAACCGTTACATCGAACAACGGTAATCTGTTTGTTGGTGGAGGGTTTGAGCTGAATCCGCCCGGCGGCGCTGGAACGACAGAGGCGTATCCGATCTACATCGAGAGTCTGCACGAATCGAGATTTGAGCAACTCAGAAATGAATCGCTGACAGCGCTTTCCGGGCTGGTCGAATGCGGTGATAACGTCGAGAATGTTACGGTTGATATTGTCAAGGATGAGACCGGCCCCGGCGGAAGCGCCGATACTCCGGCGACCGTGGTCTATACTGGTGATACGCAGTTTGGTGTGCTTGTTTCTGAGCAGGGGGATTACGGAACGAGCTGGATAAACGCTTTCGACTCCGGCCCGCTGATCGACCAGTATTCGGATTATGACGGCGCAGGTGCTGTTGCAGTTCGCGGCTTCGGGATGTACAGATCATCCCCGTTGCACCCGAGCGCGAATACGGCAGGCATCTCGGAAACCAGCATAACGGTTGGTGCCGATTATCTGGAAGCCCCATCGTCTCGTGGCTTTGGATTGCGTGTCCGATTTCTGTCTGGGCAGAAGCAGGTTAGAATCAGACGTGATGCGGATGGCGTATATACGGGAAGGCTTTATATCCGATGTTTCGATTCTGGCGGAAATGTCATCGACAACACCGGTGATCTTCCCGTCGCGATGTTGCAGACGACGACATGGACTACATCGTATGGCGGGGCGTTCCGGACAAATGCGGACGATGCGGATATCTCCATGCTGTCGTTCGGCGATCCTGTATCGTACGTCGATCTGATCTTTACCGGCGGATCTCCGAACACTCTCCGGCTGAAGCGCGTCTGGATCGACCTGCTGCAATCCACTGATACATATGTGGAGGCTCCGGACGTAGCAAGTACCTGGAACGGCGCGCCCGGCCGGATCGCCACCGCCGCGCCTTCTGTCGGCACGTGGGCGGTCGGCGAACGTATCTATCATGCCATGCCGGGGGCTACGGGCACGGTTGAATGGGTCTGTACCACCGCAGGCACGCCGGGCATATGGAGGGCGTTAACCTGATGCACGCTGTTCTGACACGTTTCGCTTATACACCGACGGAAACTCAGGGCAGACTGTCGGTGAACGGTTTCGAGTGTTTTACGATCGAGCGTCCGTGGATACCGCACGAGCGCCCGGGGGGAAAACCGTTCAGGTCATGTGTGCCAGACGGTAATTACCGGCTGGTGCCGTTTACGCGGACCAACGGAGACCGGGTGCACGCACTAGTCAATGACGAGATACCTGTAGGCACGTATCAGGGAAACCGCTACGCGATTCTGATTCACGCCGGGAATTATGTCGATGACGTGGTGGGCTGCATTGCTCCGGGACGTAAACTGCTGATGTTGCAGGGACGCATGATGGTGACGCATAGCAACGCAACCTTGACACAACTGTATGAGTTCCTGCATCTTGATAGCGAACATACCTTGACAATCCAACCCTGTGAGGGGGCGAAAGATGAGCGAGAAAATCCTTCGGCTGATGCCGAACCGTAAACTCTGGGTGGCCATTATCGTGGCTTTCGTGACCAACGTACTGGTTACGTATGTCGGTGAAGATCAGGCCGGTGCAATGGGGCCGATGATCGATCAGGCAGTCAGTCTGCTGGTCGGGCTTATCGCCGGGTACTTCACGAAAAATGCTGCGACGGACGCACTCGATACCGCATGAAATGGCTGAAAGCCCTGTTCTCGGCTCCGAAAGCGCTGGATGTGATTGTATCCAGCGGAGACAAGCTGGTATTTACCCAGGAAGAACGGGTGGACGCCATGCGGGAAATGGCACGTGTTCTGGGACCGCAGAATCTGGCCAGACGGGCAATTGCCCTGACAGTGACCGGAATATGGTCTCTGGACACGCTGATTCTGACCGGTTTTACGCTGGCCGGTCGAACACTGACACCGGATTTCATGACCGCGTATCAGTATATCTGTACGCTTTTCGGCGGGGTCTTGGCGTTCTACTTCGGCATCCAGTTCACTCGCGAGAAAGGGAAATGACCGGTGGCAGACGTTTCTTTTTTCAGCCGTCTGGACGGGCTGGCGGCGGCCATTATCGGGGGGCTGGTCAATCTTTTACTGGTTACGTGGGGGACGATCGTGGCACGTGCAGCGAGAAAACTTGAGCATCGAGTTCAACAACTGGAAGCCAGCAAGGCAGAAGCAGACGCCCTGAAAGACCACATACGTGCGAATGACGCCCAGCACAGTGCGATGTTCCGGAAGATCGATGATGTGGCGGCAAAAGTCGATGAAACGCGCCGTGAAATCAAGGACGACATCAAGACAGTTGTCAGGTTACTGAGTTCACAGACAGGGGGAAGCAATGGCCAGTCCTGAGCCGTATTCCCGCAAACTTCCAGACGGTACGACAACGACGGTGGTCAACCGTTACCCGCTACCGAAGACTTTTCGCGCGCCTGTACCAGAAAATGACCAGAAGACGGCAAGGCGTAGCCGGAAAGGCGTACATTATTCAGCGCATATAGCGAACAAGATCTGTGCGCTTATCATGCAGAAGAATTCGCTGACGAAAATCTGCAATATGCCGGGGATGCCCAGGCTGAACACAGTTATTGGCTGGCTGGCCGATCCAAAACGGGCAGATTTTCGCGAGCAGTACTACTATGCTCGCCGGGTACAGGCAGAACTTTTGCTGGATGAAATCTTTGACATTGCAGATGACACATCGAATGACTGGAAGCCGACCTACGATAAAAACGGCGAGCAGAACGGCTGGAAGCCGGACAATGAAGCGATTCAGCGGTCCCGGGTCAAGATTGACACACGGAAATGGTTCGCCGCCAAGATGGTGCCGCGGCTGTACGGGGACCGGGCGCAGGTTGATCTCGATGTGACAGGCGATCTGGCAGAGCTGATGCGACAGGCGAGCAATTCCGACAAGGGATTGCCGAAACCGGTCGATGACTGACCCGCTTGCTCAGAATCGCCTGGCCGATCCGTGGTGGCGGCTGAACAACCTGTACTTCATCAAGGACAAGGCAGGCGAAAAGATCCGGTTCAGACTGAACTGGGCGCAGCGTGAGCTGTATAACCGCATGTGGTTTCTGAACGACATTCTGAAAGCGCGGCAGCTTGGAATGACCACGTTTATTCAGATATTCATGCTGGACCGGTGTCTGTTTAACGATAACGTGAATGCGGGAATTGTCGCGCATAACAAGGAAGACGCTGAGGCGTTTTTCAGCGACAAGATCAAGTTTGCCTACGATAATCTGCCGCAGGATCTGAAACTGTTTCGAAAGGCGACAAGTGATACGACGCGATCGCTGAAATTTTCCAACGGCTCGCATATCAGGGTGGGCACTTCCATGCGCTCCGGGACGTATCAGTACATCCATATTTCCGAGTTCGGAAAGATGTGCGCCAAGTACCCTGACAAGGCGCGGGAAGTCATTACAGGCACGCTGAACACGGTCGCTCCGGGGCAGATGGTGTTCGTTGAATCGACCGCCGAAGGTCCGCACGGTGAATTCTATGAAATGTGCCAGCGCGCGAAAGATCTGACTATCAAAGTTGAACAGGGCGAGACCGAATTCACGCAGATGGACTACAAGTTCTTTTTCTTCCCGTGGTGGAAGCATCCGGATTATGTGCTGCGTGAAAAGGTTGAGATTCCTGACAAGCTGCTGGTGTATTTTCATGAGCTGCACGAAAAGCACGGTATTGAGCTGACAGGCGAACAGAAAGCCTGGTACGTGAAAAAATCCGTTGAACAGGGCAGCCTGATGAAGCAGGAATACCCGTCAACGCCAGAAGAAGCCTTTGAGCAGTCCGACGAACTGGTCATATACGGAGAGCAGCTTCGCGATGCCCGGGAGCAGCGACGTATCGGGAATTTCCCTTTTGTGCGCGGGGTGCCAGTCAACACTTTCTGGGATATCGGCCGAAACGACGTGAATGCGATCTGGCTGCACCAGCATATCGAAGGTCGGCACAGATTCCCGTACTACTTCGAAGATTCACACCGGGATCTGACATATTACGTCGATCAGTTGCTGGAGCTGAAGCGCGAGCTGAAACTGATCTACGGGACTCACTACCTGCCGCATGATGTGAAAGTGACCGATGTAACGCAGCAGCGCAATCTGTCTCGTGAGGAAGTGCTGCGCGAAGCTGGACTGTCACCGATCGTTGTGGTTCCCCGGATACCGCGGCTGAATGACGGTATCGAGCTGATGCGCCGGAAATTTCCTGAGTGCTGTTTCGATGAAGAAGGCTGTGCAACAGGCTTGCGCGCCCTTCGTGATTACAAGTGGTCTTACGATGAGTACCATGGCGTGACCCGGGATATTCCGGCGAGAACATGGGGGCGAAATGCGGCAGATGCTTTGCGACAGTTTGCCCAGGGGTACCGGGGCGGGCAGTCCACGTGGAAGGAACAACTGACACAGGTGCTGAACACCGATTCGGGCAAGGTTGCTGGACTGCACCCGCGCAGGTATGCTCGGTCGCGATCGCGGAAAAACCCGTTGACAAATCCTGATACGACGCATTTGGTATAGCAGAATATGGCCACGACAGGCGGTACGGCAAACAGAGGTACGCAATCGTCATTGCAGCCGGGCGGGGGACACGCGCGCACCGGTCTGGTGGTTTCGCAGCGCCGCAGTCGAAAGCAGAAAATGTCCGATCAGGAAGTGACCGGTTTTCTTGGGCGCAAGATATGGCAAGCCATGAATGATGAAGATGGCGATCTGTCAGACATTCGAAAAGAAAACTTCAACCTGTACGTTGGCAAGGAATACGGTGACGAACGGGATGGCTATTCGAAATACGTTTCACGTGAAACACTCGAAACTGTTGAGTGGGTACTGCCTTCGGTGTTGAGAGTGTTTCTGTCCGGCGACCGGGTGGTCGTCTTTGACCCGGTAGAGGAAGCTGATGAACAGGCCGCCCGGCAGGAAACCGACATCACAAACTATTTTGTGATGAAGGCCAACAATTCTCAGGGTTTTCTGTCGCTTCACCACTGGTTCAAGGACGCTTTGATGTATCCGAACGGGTACGTCAAGATTTACATGGAAAAAGCGACCAGAACCGATGTAGGCACGGTTACCGGACTGAATGAGTACGGCGTGCAGATGCTGGCTGATGATCCGGAAGTCGAGATTCTTGAACAGCGGTCGCGAACAGAGGCCATGCAGCCGGACATCGCCGCTCAGGCAACCGGCAGGTGGCCACCTGCAAGTGCAACCGGAACGGTTCCGGTAGAGCTTTTTGACCTGAAAATCCGCACTACACGGGAAGTCATGGAACTTCGCGTGGACCCTGTACCGCCTGAAGAATGCCTGGTTGACAACGACTGCACGTCGCTGAATCTGGACGAGGCGGATTTTGTGTGCCATCGGGTGCGCAAGACCTATACCCAGCTTGTACAGGCCGGATATGATCCGGATGAGCTGGATATGGTCGGCAGCGGGGAGAATTTCCAGTGGAACGACGAACGGGTAAACCGGTTGTTTCTGGAAGATGAAAATCCGGACGCGGAAGATGAAGACGATCCTTCCATGCGCCAGTTCTGGGTGCATGAGTGTTATGTATGGATGGACTACAATGGTGACGGGATTGCGGAATTCCGCCGGGTGGTGTTGATCGGGGACCGCATCTTCGAAAACGAGGAAACCAACCATCAGCCCCTGGTCGCGCTGTCGTCTATTCTGATGCAGCACAAGCACACCGGGCTTGGCTATATCGACATCGTGAAAGACCTTCAGTTGCTGGGGTCCGTGCTGACCCGGCAACTGCTCGATAACATCTACAAGATCAATGTCCGGCGCAAGGTGTTCAGTGAAGATGCGCTGACTGAAGACGGTTCGACGATAGAAGCGCTGCTGAACACCCAGGCTGAATTTATTCCCGTCCGTGGGCTTCCGCAGAACGCCTTCGTGCCTGAGCCGGCGCAATCGATAATCGGCGAACTGCTGCCGGTTCTGAAGCATTTCGCTGATCGCGGGGTGTCGCGTACCGGTGTGTCACCAGATATGCAGATCAGCGGAAATGACCTTCAGGAAGTGCGACAGGAAGTGTTTTCCAACGCACTCGACCGGGCCAGCCAGCGAATCGAGATGCTGACTCGCATATTCGCTGAAACTGGTTACCGGCAATTGATGCTGAAGGCGCATCAGCTACTTCGATCGCACTGGGATATTCAGAAAACGGTAAAGTTGCGCGGCGAGTGGGTCAACGTCGATCCGCAGGGCTGGCGGGACCGGACGGATATGACGGTGAATGTCGGGCTTGGGCATAACACCAAACAGATACAGATCGGCTTGCTGACACAGCTTCTGACGGTTCAGAAGGAAGCCATGGGGCTTGGACTGACTACGCCAAAAGAGCTTTACAACACTCTGGAGAAGCTGACCACAGCCGCAGGGCTGGGCGACGCCCGGCAGGCTTTCGTGGATCCGTCATCTCCGGATTACCAGCCGCCGCAGCCTGCACCGGATCCGAATCTGCTGCTTGCGCAGGCGCAAGCACAGGCTTTGCAGGCAGATGCTCAGACCAAGGCTCAGAAGGTGCAGCTTGACAGCACCGTCGGCATAGAAAAGCTGAAACTCGAAGAAGCCATCAAGCAGGCGGAGCTGGAAGAAAAACGCCTGGATCGGGAGATCCGGCTACGCGAACTGGCTTTGAAGGAAGCGGAGCTGGAACGGGAAGGGGTGCTGAAAGCCGGCGAGTTGCAGGAAAGACTGGATAATCTTGCAGCCGATACGCTGGTCAAGCATTCGGTTGCTGATCTGAATATCGCCAAGGCGGTGGAAACGGCCATGGAAACCGGGCTGAGCTATCAGCAAGCTTTGCAGAAGGTCACCGAAGGGGGTGAACAAAGCGATGAGGAAGACGCGGAACAGGAAACCGGTCAGGAAACGTCCGGTGAAGAAAGCTCCGATGAAGAAACGTAGCGGTAACAGTTGTCGGAGTTGCAGGTAGCAAAAACTGCGGAATCGTGTATTCTCAGGGTTATGGTCAGAAAAGCTGATATACAGAACGCACATGTGCGTTCCGGCAAACGCCAGTCACCGGATGTAATGGCGGAAGATGCCAGCCGGTTGCTGAACGACCCGGCGTTTATCCGGGCGTATGACGCCGTGCGTGAAGGGCTGATTGCCGAGATAGAAAACCTGAAGCACGACGGCCAGGATGTTACTTTCGACTACGAACAGGAATTGTGCCGCACGTTGCGAACGCTTCGCAGCGTGCGCAGGGCAATTTCCATGGGCGCACAACATCAGAAACTACGACTGGCGGATTTCCGCCAGCAGGCACCGGATGAGGATTGAACATGCCAGAAGCAGCGCGTAATGCCCCGGTAACGTCACCGACACCATCGGCAGGTGGTGAAGGTTCGGATCTGCGATCTGTCGCTGGGCAGATTGAGGGACTGCTGGACGACGAAGGGCATTTCAATCCTGATCCGGAGCAATTGAGTCGCGGGCACCCGGATTACGATGAATCAGCGGATTCCCGGGTGCGAGACCGCGACGAACGCGGGCGTTTTCGCAAACAGGAAACGCGCGACGAACAGGAAACGTCGGACGATAGTCAAAGTGAAGACGAAGATGCCGACGTTTCAGGGGATACTGCGGCGGCGGACGATGCGGACACCGATGAAGATGCCGGTGACACCGCTGATGACGACGCTGCGTCGGCCGATGATGAAGCCGAAACCAGTGAAGCAGACACCGACGGAATCGGAACGCTTGAGGATCTGGCAGCCGCGCTTGAAGTTCCACTCGACGAACTTCAGGAGCAGCTTACCCACACTTTCAAGGCGGCTGATGAGGAAGTCACGGTTACCCTGTCGGAACTGGTCAAAGGCTACCAGAAAGACGCCGATTATCGCCGGAGCACGGCAAAGCTGGCTGAAGAACGCCGAAAGGTGGAAGCTGATTTCAACGAGCGGATGCAGAAGTACGAACAGCAGATGCAGTTGCTGCAGCAGCAGTTCAACACTGCAGAACAGATCGTACTGGCAGACGCGAATTCTCCGGATCTGGCTGCCTTGCGGGATACAGACCCCGCGGAATGGGCGGCGCGTCGGGAAGAAATCGGCGACAAGGTGGCAGCGATACGCCAGGCTCAGGCACAGACGGCAGCAGCGTATGAGCAATACCGGACCGAAGCCTTGCAACAGCTCAAGGAAACGGAAATGGCGGCGCTCACACAGGCCATACCAGACTGGAATGACGATACCCGGCAACAGGCACTGGAAACGATGAAGTCGCTGGGGTACTCAGAGCAGGAAATCGGGAATATCTACGACCACCGCTCGGTAGCGGCAGCCGTAGAGCTGGCGAATCTCCGAAAGGAAGTCGCAGAACTTCGAAAGCTGAAGGAACGTGCTGCTGACACTGTGAAACGTGTCAAAAAGACGATCCCGAAACTTCAGAAGCCCGGCAAGCAGAAAACGCGAGGAGTGAACGTGAAACGCGACACTCTGGCGCGGTTGAAAGCACAGGCTCAGAAGTCTGGAAATGTCCGCGATGCTGCCAAGGTAATCGAACAGCTTATTTGAGGTAGCAAGCAATGAGTACGACAAATTTTGACCGCTACGACCTGGCTACGTCCGGGGACAACGTTCGGGAAGCGTTGACAAATGTCATCTACAACATCAGTCCGACCGAAGTGCCTTTTCAGGCGAATGTGGGGCGGGGAAGCACCAGCAACACGCTGGCTGAATGGCAGATCGACGAACTGGCGGCAGTGGATACCAGCAACGCAGCCATTGACGGTGCGGATTTCGGCACTGATTCCAGTGATGAAGCGCAGCGGATCGGGGTCTACATGCAGATCAGCATCAAGTACCTGGCAGTTTCGCGGCGTGCCAATATCGTCAACAAAGCCGGGCGCAAGTCTGAGCTGGCTTATCAGATCGCGAAAAAGGGCAAGGAATTGCGTCGCGATGTGGAAGCGATCGCGACCAACAATCAGGCGACTCTGGCGGGTAACAGCTCTACAGCTTCACTGACTGCAGGTTTGCCGGCGTGGATGAAAACCAACACGAACCGTGGTACTGGTGGCGCTGACCCGGCATTGTCGAGCACGACTTACGGGCAGCCTACAACGGCGGCCACTGATGGTACGGTTCGAGCGCTGTCGGAAGCCACTTTCCTGTCGATCCTGAAAGATTGCTACGATCAGGGCGGGAATCCGAACATGGTGATGCTGGGGACGCAGATGAAACAGCGTTTCTCGAATTAC